TATCATTAACTTGCATCAAGCCAAAAATTCAATTGGGGATGTATTGGGAGCACAAACAGGCACGTTTAACTATAATGGCGAGATCACTTCTGGTCCAAGCGGTTCTAGTTTGAAGTATCCACGCTTTTACTTCTCTTATGCGCGCAAAACAGGGGATGGCACCGCGGCAGCATCAGGATTTGGTGGCACGATTACCGAATATTCAGCCTCCTTTAGTCCATCCCAAAATCGGCAGGATTACGATTTGCAAGAAATCGTTGAAAGTGCCTCTTCCTCCGGCGCGGACGACGCTGGTAACTCTGTATCATATGCAGGAAAAGTGAAAAACAAGCGAATTATTGTTACACAGGTCTTTTATAAATCCCCACGCGCTATGTGGCGATTTTACGGATATTATGGAGGAATTGGAGTTGTGGGCAACTATTCAACATACGGTCAATATGCCGATGATGCTACTTTTGAGATAATACCCACCTGGCAGAATAAAATGCAAGCCATCATGTATGAGGACTCCTTGTATACGCGAACATCCCATTATTCATATGAGTTAATCAACAATAACCTACGATTATATCCCAATCCGAGTTATTGGGACTTTGGCGCCTTAGATCGAATATGGGTGAGGTTTTATGTCCAAAACGATGCTTGGGAGGAGGACGAATCCCGTTATCAAGGAGGGATTATGGGCATTAATAATATGAATACGATGCCTTTTGATAATATTCCCTACAAAAACATTAACTCCATGGGTAAACAGTGGATTCGCAAATATTCCCTAGCGCTCTGTAAGGAGATGTTGGGCCAAATTCGAGGAAAGTTTACCACCATTCCCATTCCGGGGGAAAGTGTTACCTTAAACCATTCCGAATTGCTTTCGCAAGCAAAAGAAGAACAAGCAGAATTAAAAGATAAGCTACGTGAGATGCTGGCAGAGATGGAGTACACTGAGTTGGTCAAGAGAGACAGTGAAAAAGCGGACGCAGCAACCGCCCTATTTAAAAATACGCCTGTACCCATATTTGTAGGATAACATTAAATGTCAGATGAATGGAAAAGACCCAAGAGCCCACCTCCCCCCCTTTTTCTCGGAAAGAAAGAGCGCGATCTGGTTAAGCAAGTCAATGACGAACTTATTGAGAACATCATTGGCCAACAAATTTTATATTATCCGATTGATATGGAAAGAACCGATTTCCACGAATTATACGGCGAAGCGACAGATAAAACGTTTTTACCGCCGGTACGTGTCTATGCTCTCGTAGAGTGGACAGATTTCTCCACCTTCTATATGGAAAATGCAGGCCTTGACAAGAGTTGGGAGATCCTCGTCCACTTTCATAAAAGACGATTGGAAGAAGACCAAGATATGTATGTTCGAGAAGGGGACTTTGTGTTGTACGGTGATTATTACTATGAGATTGTTAAATTGACAGAAGAGTCCAAGTTATTCGGCCAAGTAGCCCACGGCTTTGAAATTTCCGCTATTTGTAAGCGCGCCAGAAAGGGACTATTCGATGCTACCTGATAATTTTGATTTTGCTCAATTGCCTGAAGGCATGGATACCGCATCTTTGCGTGAAATTGGGATACTTGCGTCTACAATTGAAACTATTGATTATGCCATGGTCTCGTGGCTCAAAGAAAGCATCAAACCATTTGCCAATACCAACGAGGGGCACATCGATGTTCCGGTGTTGTGGCAAACTCCCGAAAGATCTTATCAAATTAAGAATGATCTAGGACTAAGGGATGATGGGGGCGCGCTTAAATTGCCGCTTCTCAGTATTGAGCGCACTGGTATGACCAAAGACCCCAACAAAAAGGGAGGCTTTCAGGCACAAGTTTATTCGAAAAATCGCGATGGACGCCCAGGTCGCTGGGTTATCGCCAAGCGTATTGTTGCAGATAAGACGCGAAACTTTGCTCGGGTTGAGGGACAACGCCGAAACCTCACAGGGAAAGCGCAGCCTTATTATCCGCGCATTAATAAGAAAATTGTCATTCAATCTTTATCAATTCCCATTCCCGTGTATGTTAATGTGAATTATAAGATAGTGCTTAAGACCGAGTATCAACAACAGATGAATGAACTGGTTACGCCGTTCGTCACAAGAACAGGACAGATCAATTCTTTTGTTTTAAAGCGCAATGGGCATCTTTACGAAGCTTTTATAGAACAAGAGTTTACCCATTCCAACAACATTGCCAATTTAGAAGAAGAATCTCGACAATATAACACTGATATAAATATTCGGGTCTTGGGTTATCTAATCGGCGAAGGAGATGATGATGATCGGCCAATAGTGCGTATTGACGAAAACACCGTAGAGTACGCCTTTCCATCCGAAAGTGTTTTACCTGCCGGTCTCCCTAATTTGTTCGGAGAGACATCCTGAAGTGCATGCCTACATTTCTTTGCCAAAGGCGCGCCTTTTGGAATTAAAAATACTATTTAATTAATGATTGTACCATCATTTTAGTGGGATTTTAAGAAGGATAAACTCAATATGTCAGTTAAAAGCTTTAAATTTGTATCTCCTGGGGTGTTTATCCATGAAATAGACAACTCCTTCATTCCGAAGACGGCCGATGCGATTGGCCCGGTAGTTGTAGGAAGGGCGCGCCGCGGGATTGCGATGCAGCCAATCAAAGTACAGTCCTATTCGGATTTTGTGACGATGTTTGGAGATACCGTACCGGGCGGAGGTAGCGGAGATGTTTACCGCGATGGAAACTTTACATCTCCCATGTACGGCACTTATGCCGCAAAAGCTTTCTTGCGAGCGAACGTCGCTCCCCTCACCTATATTCGTCTTCTGGGCCATCAGGCCGCTAGCAACAATGCGTCTGCAGATGCTCTAGCAGGATGGAAGACTGCGAACAACGTCGGCACCAATGCTGCAGCTAATGGCGGCGCGTACGGGCTCTGGCTTTTCAAGTCAGGAACTGCCTGGGACGAACAAACCGGCGAGACACGCGGAGGACACCTCGCCGCCATCTGGTATATTGATAGTGGCTCGATTGCATTAAGTGGCGCAATTCGAAACGGCAGGCCTGCCCCATGGGATGTAACAGGCCCCACCTTGAATCATGTAACAGGCACCGGCAAAATGATAGGGCAGATAGCTTCGACTAATGAATTTAATGTATTGATCACCGGACCCAGCATGGCCAGCACCGCTAGTGTGCGGTTTAGTTTCGATGACACCAAAGAAACATTTATTCGCAAGAAGTTTAACACCAATCCACAATTGGGGAACTCCAATGCAAGCAGTTTCTTTCCCGCCAATAGCGAAGTTAATTACTGGCTAGGCGAAACCTTCGAACAAGATTTGCGATGGACGTTGGGAAGCAGCCTCACTGCAAATGAGCAGTTACAGGCAGTACTCACTGGAATTGCTTCTGGATCTGGGATGGGCACCGGCACCGGGCCACAATATATGAAGGGTGTGAACGCCCGGGAAGGGGTAGCTGGTTGGTTTATCTCGCAAGATACAGAAGCCCCCGCTTCCTACTTGCCCCAGAACATGCAAAAACTGTTCCGCCTTAAAGGTAGAGGACACGGGGAATGGCTCCATAAGAATGTTAAAGTTTCTATTGAAAAGATTCGTGCTTCCACTACGCTATCCAGCCAATATGGCACCTTTTCTGTAGTGTTGCGCCAGTTTACTGATACTGACTCCAGTGTGGTGGTGTTAGAGCGCTTCGATAATTGCACTCTTAACCCAGCTTCTCCTAACTTTATATCCAAGAAGATAGGAGACAAATACACCTCTTGGGATCCCACTTCTAGGCGATTGAAGCTATATGGCGACTATCCTAACCAATCTAAATTTGTTTATGTGGACATGAACACTGATGTAGAAGCTGGAGCAACCGACCCAAGTCTTCTTCCCTTCGGCTATTTCGGTCCCCCCAAATTTACCGATCTAAGTGGCGCATGGGGAACTGGTTCCATTAGCATGGGAGCATATCCCATTGATGGGGCACATTCAGCAAATATTTCGGCTTCCTATGTGCGCGCCGCCGCCCAAATCGCAGGAGGAAACCTAGGCAAAGGATATGAGTTCTCTCGAAACTTTGTTTCGGGGGGAGTTTCCGCCGACAACCCGGCAGCCGGTATAGTGGGCATGGTGTGCACCGCCACAGGCTCGACCATCGCCATCCAGACTACCAGCGGCTCATGGGCCTTCATCACAGCCTCGTTCCTTTTCCCCAAGGACAACCTTAGACTGTCGGCTTCCGACGGCGGAATTGGCAACCCGACAAGGGCTTACTTCGGCTTTAGCACAGCGCGCTCTCGGACAAGCACCCGATCTGATCGGAGTGCATTCGAACCCCTCCGACTGTGGGACGCCGATATTCCGGCCGATCCCACCACCGCAACGGCGACCCCCGGTGTAGACCGGTGGAGTTATATCTTCTCGCTTGACGATGTGGTTCAAAGTGGCTCAACCAACTTCTTCTATTATCAGTCAGGCTCACGCGCCTTGGAAACGTCCTATACGTCTGGTTCTTACAAGAATCTCTTGGATGCTGGCTATAACAAGTTTACTGCTCCCTTCTGGGGAGGGTTTGATGGCTTCGACATCACGAAGCCCGACCCGATGTATAACCAAGGTATGACGGCCGGTGTCGACACCGGGTTTACCAGTTATGAGTATTATACATGGAAGCGCGCCATCGACACTGTGTCCGATCCTGAATCGGTGGACATGAACATGCTCGTAGCGCCCGGCCTTACGATGACAGATTTGACGACGCATATGGTGAATGTGTGTGAAGATCGGGCTGACGCCTTGTCTATCATTGATCTTCCCAATGTTTACATTCCCACTCAAGAGGCATACTACTCTTCCAAGGCAGACCGGGTCGGCACGACACCAGCGGGCGCAGCGCGCTCCTTGCGTGACCGCCGAATCGACTCTAGCTATGGTTGCACTTTTTACCCATGGGTTCAGACCCGGGATGAAGGCACAGGTCAGATGCTTTGGATTCCGCCCTCTGTGGCTATGATGGGCGTTCTCGCTAGCTCTGAAGGCAAGTCCGAGATTTGGTTTGCTCCTGCTGGATTTAATCGCGGCGGCTTGACGGAAGGTGCAGCTGGTATCCCGGTAACGGGAATTACCGAGCGCCTGACATCTAAGAACCGCGACACCCTTTACGAGTCTAACATTAACCCGATTGCATCGTTCCCCAGCACGGGAATCGTGGTATTCGGACAAAAGACGCTTCAAGAGAAGCAATCAGCGCTAGACAGAATTAATGTACGCCGATTGGTCATCTATTTGAAGAAGCAAATTTCTATTCTCGCCTCACAAATTCTCTTTGAGCAAAACGTGCAAGCAACATGGAACAGATTCCGCTCTCTTATCGAGCCCTTCTTGGCAAATGTCAAGACGCGCTTTGGTATCACGGATTATAAGTTGATTCTTGATGAAACAACAACAACTCCGGATCTTATCGATCAAAATATTCTCTATGCTAAGATTATGATTAAGCCCGCTAGAGCTATTGAATATATTGCTATTGACTTCGTCATTGCCTCCACTGGAGCGTCATTTGATGACTAAGACTAAGCAGATTATAGGGCTCACTCAACCACTGGTTAATATACAACAAGGATAAACTTCACATGTCAGTTAAAAGCTTTAAATTCGTCTCTCCTGGGGTTTTTATTCACGAAATAGATAATTCCTTTATTCCCAAATCGGCAGAAGCGATTGGGCCGGTTGTTGTAGGTCGTGCCCGGCGCGGTATTGCGATGCAACCTGTTAAAGTACAATCTTATTCAGAATTTGTAACAATGTTTGGCGAAACGGTTCCAGGTGGCGGAGCGCCTGATGTATATCGCGATGGAAACACCGCTTCCACTATGTATGGAGGCTATGCAGCCAAGGCCTTTTTGAGAGCCAATGTCGCGCCCCTCACATACGTGCGCCTTCTGGGACACCAAGACACTACCATCACCGAACCCGGAGGGCTAGCAGGCTGGCAGACTCAGCAGAATGCGGCTGGATATGACCCAGCCGGCGCAAGCAACCGAAATGGTGGTGCATATGGCTTGTGGCTGTTCCCGTCGGGCTCTGGTTTGCAAGAACAAACCGGCGAGACACGCGGAGGACGCTTAGCAGCTATTTGGTACCTAGATAGTGGTTCGATTTATCTTAGCGGCACGGCGCGCGGTGGCATCACACCCACCGGAAGTGCCCCCGGGGATAACCAGGGCGGCGGTATTAGCAGTGGCATCGGGAAGATGTTGGGACAGATGGCCACTACTAATGAATTTAAAATTCTCCTTCATGCTATGCCTAATCAAACCGCCAGTGTAGCGTTTAGCATGGACGACACTAAACAAACTTTTATTCGCAATTGCTTTAACACGAGCCCCCAACTTGGTAATTTAACAGCGAGCAACTTCTTTCCCTCTCAAGCACAAACAAATTATTGGTTAGGGGAGACATTCGAACAATATTGTAGGTGGACGCTGGGAAGCTTAACTACCGCCGACGCCCTTCAAGGTGTTTTGACTGCTATTGCATCCGGATCCTCGATGGCCAGCACCGTGGGCCCGCAGTACATGAAAGGACTTAATGCGCGCGAAGCCGTAGCAGGGTGGTTTATTTCCCAGGACGCTGGTTTACCGGCTGCTTATGTAGCATCAAGCCAGCAGAAGCTTTTCCGACTTAAGGGCCGCGGCCACGGCGAATGGTTGCACAAGAATGTTAAAGTTTCAATTGAAAAAATTAGAGTCTCCACGACGACAGCCAATCAATATGGTACTTTTTCTGTAGTATTACGACAGTTTACCGACACTGATGGAAACGTCATTGTATTGGAACGTTTTGATAATTGCAATCTGGATCCCACTTCTCCCAACTTTGTGGCACGAAAGATTGGAGATCAATATACATCATGGTCCGAAAGTGAGCGACGTTTGCGGCTTTACGGCGAATACCCCAACAACTCTAAATTTGTGTATGTTGAAATGAACGCCGACGTCGAAGCGGGCGCCACAGACCCGACTTTCCTACCATTTGGCTATTTTGGGCCGCCCAAGTTTACTGACTTAAGCGGCACCAGCGGCCCTTCCTATACTGCTTTGGGCAAGGAGTCTGGTTCATACGCACGATCTGGCCTACAAGCTTTGGGTACCGCCGGCGGCAGCTATCGATGCCAGCTAATAGTTTCTGGTGGTGGCGACCAGACCAACAACGCGGCCCACGGCGGCGACTGGCCCGGCCCCGACAATGATGGCCGATATGGATCGTGGATTACAGCATCGCTGCTGTTTCCCCGAGACCGACTGCGGTTGTCAGCATCTGACGGCGGCTTAAGCGACCCCACCAATGCATATTTTGGATTTAGCACCACACGAACGCGCACAAGCACCCGATCTGATCGGAGTGCATTCGAACCCCTCCGACTGTGGGACACGAACATTCCTGCGGACCCCACAACCTCCACGCCGGGCGGTGGAATTGATCGCTGGGGCTATATGTTCTCTTTGGACGATGTAGTTCAAAGTGGATCAAGCAACTTCTTCTATTATCTTTCCGGGTCTCGTGCTTCGGAGACCACACGAGGAGATGAGAAGTCAAGATCATACACTTCAGGCTCTTACCGAGACATTCTAGATGCAGAGTATAACAAGTTTACTGCGCCTTTCTGGGGCGGCTTTGATGGCTTTGACATTACGAAGCCCGATCCCATGTATAATGATGGGATGGATGCATCCAGTACAAACACCAATAATTATGCCTTTTATACATGGAAGAGGGCTATCGACACTGTATCCGATCCGGAAGCAGTGGACGTGAATCTTTTGAGTGCCCCGGGTCTTACGCTGGCCAGTTTGACCACTCATATGGTTAATGTATGCGAAGATCGTGCCGACGCGTTGGCCCTCATTGATCTTCCCAATGTTTACATCCCGCCTCATGAGGCTTACAAGAGCACCAAGCAGGCCCGTATTGGTACCACCCCCGTGCAGGCAGCCATCGCAGTGAAAGATCGCCGAATCGACTCTAGTTACGGTTGCACCTTCTATCCGTGGGTTCAAACGACGGACGAGGCTACCGGACAGCAGTTCTGGGTGCCACCCACTGTAGCCATGATGGGCGTTCTCGCCAGTTCAGAAAGCAAGTCCAAGATTTGGTTTGCTCCAGCCGGCTTTAACCGCGGCTCTCTTACTAAGGGCGCCGCCGGCATTCCCATTAGTGGGGTGACCGAGAAGCTATCTCCCGACGAGCGAGACGATTTATACGAAGCAGCCATTAACCCCATCGCTTCCTTCCCTTCCACAGGTATTGTGGTATTTGGTCAGAAGACCTTACAGGAGAAGAGATCGGCGCTGGATAGAATTAATGTACGGAGACTGGTAATCTACTTGAAGAAGCAGATTTCTATCCTCTCAACACAAATTCTTTTCGAACAGAATGTGCAAGCCACGTGGAACCGATTCAAGTCGTTAGTTGAGCCCTTCTTAGCTAACGTTAAAACCAGTTTTGGAATTACAGATTATAAGTTAGTCTTAGATGAATCCACGACGACGCCCGACTTAATTGATCAGAACATTCTATATGCGAAGATTATGATCAAACCTGCGCGCGCCATCGAATACATCGCAATTGACTTTGTTATCATGTCCACGGGAGCGTCCTTCGACGACTAAAAGATATAGGGGTTTTTCCCCGAACTATACTAATTAAAAATAGAGCAACAACAGGAGTACCTAACAAATGCCATTTTGGTCAGAAAATTTTGGTGAGAATTCACAACTTAAAGATCCTAAGCGTAAGTTTAGATTTAGCGTAGAGTTTCAAGGTATTGATGCCGGCGCTACTGGAGGCGCCGCTATGTGGTATGCCAAAACAGTTACAAAGCCGAGCTTTCAAATTAACGCGGCCGAGCACAAGTATCTCAACCACACGTTTTTCTATCCGGGCAACGTAACGTGGCAGGATATTACTCTTACTCTTGTTGATCCTGTTAATCCAGATATGACTGCAACTCTTTCAGACATTGTGGTACAATCAGGATATTCTCCGCCAACCAATGCGACGTCTCTAACGACAATGTCAAAGGCAAAGGCCGCCGGAGCACTCGGAGCAGTAATTATTACGCAAATCGATGCACAAGGCGCCCCAGTAGACACTTGGACCTTATGGAACGCTTTTATTACAGAAGTTAAGTACGGCGATTTGGCATACGGAGAAGATGACTTAATTGAAATGTCTGTGACTCTCAAATACGATTGGGCGAGAGTAGAGACGGCCAACTCATCAGTGGCAATCGCTGGTGGTGGTAACGAATTCTTCGTTGTATAGATAAAATAGAGGTGTATATTGTCTAGAAATAAGGATCGCCTAGGAGGCGTTCAACAACCCGATACAAACCCACCGCTCCCCGTTATGCAAGCACAAGCTGCAGGGGATTCCAGTGGGTTTTCTTTCGTCATTCCGACCGAGTTTGTAGAACTCCCGTCAGAAGGCAAATTCTACGGAGAGGGTCACCCTCTTTGTGGTGCTGATAGCATTGAAATTCGGCAAATGACGGCCAAAGAGGAAGATATCCTCACATCGCGCACTCTTCTTAAGAAGGGTGTAGCAATTGATCGTGTAATCGCAAATATTATTGTAGATAAGCGCATCGACCCAGACTCCTTACTAGTTGGAGACCGGAACGCAGTTATTATTGCCACCCGAATCTCAGGCTATGGTAGTCAGTACCCAACCAAGGTGACATGCCCCCAGTGTGCTACTATGGTAGAGCATACTTTTGATTTACAAACAGCCAGCATTTATGCCGGCGGCGACGCTGCCGATTTGGAAGTGGCAAATAATCAAGATGGTACCTTTAATGTTACGCTGCCGCGTACACAACTTACAGTAACCTTTAAGTTGATGACCGGCAAGGATGAGAAGGCATTAGTAGCCGGCATGGAAAAAGATCGCAAGCAAAAGGTGCACGAACGTGCAGTTACGCGCTCGCTCTTTAATATGGTGGTGGCCGTGAACGATGATTCATCTGCAGATGCGATCAATTATTTAATTGCCAACATTCCTACCATGGATGCGCGTCATCTTCGGCATGCTTACCGACTGGCTGCCCCCAATGTTGATTTGTCCCAACACTTTGCTTGCACCGAGTGTGAATATGCCGAAGACATGGAGGTTCCGCTCAACGCGGACTTTTTTTGGCCTGACCGATGATTACATGGAGAGCGTGTATGAACAGTTCTTCTTTCTAAAATATGCGGGTGGCTGGTCATTTAGTGAAGCCTATAATCTTCCTGTGGGACTACGATTGTGGTTTATTAAACGGCTGTTGCGCCAATTAGAGGATGAGCGAGAAGCGAGCGAACGCGCCTCTCGTGGTCAGGGCGGATCGAGTACCCAAACTCTAAGCAGCCACAACCAGCCTGCCCTTCCGCCTAATATGGCGGCAATGCAAACATTTGGTGGTGGTGATAAGGGTGGCTAAGCTTTATCTTTTTTGATAGTAAACTATTTAAAAGAGACGAGAGGAGAATAGGCTGTGGCGAAGAAATCCGGTAAAGGTAGTCTTGAGGTACTCCATCAACAGTTAGCCGCCGAAGAAAAGCTGTTGGCGATGTATGAGAAGACAGCCAAGTCTAAAGAAGGCGCATTTCTCAAAGCACAACAAGAAGCCAACGTTCTTGGTAAGCAAGTCGAGATTCTTCAAAAGAAGGCCAAACTTTCAGGGAATGTCTCTAAGCAGTCACTGCAACAGATCAAAAACCTGGAGAGACAGAAGGAAGAAGCAGAGCTAGTAGCGAAGCAAATTGAGGCTACCCACGTTTCTCTTGAGCAATCTGTTAAAGCTGCGCAAGATTTAGCTACAGCACTTTCGCCCGCCGGCATCTGGGCTAGCGAGTACGCCAACAACACCCTTCTATCTACCTCACATTTTCTTAAATTAACGGATGCCGTAAAGGGCGGCATCCCAGCGATGACAGCCTTTGTTAAAACATTTGCCACGGATACTATTTTAGGCTTTATTGATGCTGTAATCGGGCTAGCCTTCGCGGCGGATGAGATGGAGTCCAAGTTCCGAAAGACCACCGGCGCGTCTGCGAGCTTTGCGCGCGAAGTTACGGGGGTTTATGAATCAACACGGTTGGCCGGCGTCAGCATGCAAGAAGCCAGCGGCGCCGCAACTGCCCTTTTTAATTCCTATACTGATTTTACGATGATTTCCCCCAAAGCCCGCGGCGAGATAGCAAAAACGGTAGCTGTGCTTGGTGAATTTGGAGTATCCAACGCGGCCGCAGCCGGCGCAATCCAGAATATGACCAAGGCAATGGGATTGTCAGGGGTGGACGCGTCCAAAGCGGCCACCGGCATGGTTACCTATGCGCAATCTATTGGCGTAGCACCACAAAAGATGATGGCTGACTTTAAAGCTGCCGGCGGCTCTTTGGCCAAATTTGGAAAGGATGGTGTAAGGGTCTTTAAAGATCTTCAGCGCGTTTCTAAGATTACTGGTATCGAAGTTGGTCGCCTCTTAGACATCACAGGAAAATTTGATACATTTGAAGGTGCAGCTAAGCAAGCCGGAATGCTCAATGCGGCCATTGGCGGGAACATGGTCAATGCTATGGATCTGATGATGGAAACCGATCCCGTGGAACGATTTAAGATGATTCGTAACTCCATCATGGACGCCGGCATGAGCTTTGATTCCATGTCGTATTATCAAAAGAAATTCTACACTCAACAATTGGGACTTAAGGATGAAGCGGAACTCGCAGCCGCACTCTCCGGAGATTTAGACTCTTTGGGGATGGGGGTGCAAAAGACCGAAGAGGACTATCGCAAGATGCGCGAAGAAGCCGCGGCAATGCAGAGCGTTCAAGATCAGCTTAAAAACCTGTTCCTCGATATGATTCCAGTATTTATGCCCCTGATTGATGCAATGCGCTCTTTTGTTGGCTGGTTGCGCCAAAATCCTGCGCTCCTTAAACGAATTGCGACCATTGCACTGGTGGTGGTTGGCGTTATGGTAGCGTGGAAAGTGGCTACAATATTGGCCACGGTCGCGATGGCAGCGTTTAATGCAGTTAAATTCATAGCTGTTGGTCTGTGGAAGTTGTTAACTTTCTGGCAATCAGAGGAAACCAAAACCACAGAGGAGAGCGTCGTAGCGATGGGGGAGGCCATCACGGCAGCGGGCTCATTTGCTATTAAGGCTATTGCCTTGGGAGCCGCCATTTCTGGGGTCGCGCTATCTTTAGGTCAAATGGCAATAGGATTCGCAGAACTCATTCGTTCGGTTTCTGGGCTCGATTCAGATGAGATGGAATTTATCAATGATATTATAATGAAATTGGGAATCGGTTTAGGGATTATAACGGTCGCCTTTATAGCATTTGGCGCAATTGGAGGAAAACTCACACCTGCGATTGGGGCTGTAGCTGTTATGGGGGCTGCCTTTGTGGCAGCCGGCTTCGCTGTGAAGATAATGGCTGAAGGAATTTCGACGATAGTAGATTCCTTTACGAGGCTTTTTGAAGTTATCAACCCTGAATATCTGGGTGCTCATACAGAGTCATTGACATCCTTTGCTGTGCCCCTGGGTACAATTGCGGGCGATGGCTTTTTGGCCGCGGCCGCCGCTGGCGCCATGGCCCTCGCCTTTGGCCTTTTGGGCTTGGCCCTTAGATTCTTAGGTCCAACGATTCCCCTTCTCGCTCAATTTACCGATAGTGTATGGTGGCTGATCGACGGAGCTACACGACTAGACGAAGTGGCCACCGCGGTCAGCCAATTGAAGGCAGAATTATCCGGCTTCGGAACAACTGACGCAACTAAATTAGCAGGTATCTTAGGAGCAGCATTAATTACGGGCGGAGTTGCCGGCGGCGGAGAAGAAGAGGAGGTTGAAGAAGAGGGGGAATATGCGGGCTACTCCGAAGATTTCCCAATGTTGGTCAAAGAGATTAATCCAGCTACCACCCAAACCGTTAAAATAGTAATGGATGCCGAGGAAACCCGGCGGTTCTTAAGTGAAGGGGTGCTCGACACCATTGGAGAAGTGGTGCGTGAAGCAATCGAGGGGGCAATGTAAATGGCTAACAAATACGATGCATACAATGCTATATTTAATAGCGAACAGTATCACACTAGCGAGTTTAGACCCGAAGTAGAACAAGAGCCGTTTTTTGGTGGTGCAGGCCCAAATACTCTAGGGAAAACCGCCACCTCTCATGTAGACGCTAGCGATCTGATGGCTAATGTCAATAAGATGGTCATCAGCTTTCAACATGCGCCGACCGAACGTTCTGTGTTTTTTAAGGCCTTTATTACGACTTTTAACGAAGCCTACACTAGCAACTGGGCTAGCGAAGAGATATACGGCCGCACCGATCCTTCTCTGGTATTTAAAAACACTACGCGCAAAATTACGTTGGCCTTTAAAATACCAGCAGCCTCTGAAAGCGAAGCATACGAAAACTTAGGAAAAGTTTCAAAATTGGCGAAATTTATGTATCCCTCTTATACTGATATACAGGGAACACCCACTATTACTCAATCGCCCCTTATCCGCATTAAAATTATGAACCTTCTTCAAACTACGGCGAACCATTATGCTCCTCGTCTACCGGGCCAGTATCAAACCTCTCGCACTTTTTATTTTAATTATACTTCGGATGCTGCTTCAGCCGGAGGTCTCTTGGGGGTGGTAGAAAATATTGCTATTAATCATAACTTAAACGAAGAAGGAGTTTTGGAAAAGGGCGTCAATACGATTCTTCCCAAATTAATTGATGTAAACATAACATTTGCGCCAATTCACGAACACCCACTAGGGTGGGACGCCGAGAAGCGCTTCGGATTGCCAGAACAAACTCTCGGCACGTTCACGGGCACACCATCGGGCAAAGGGAGTAATACCTTTCCTTATGGCGTAATTTTAAATGATCCTGCGACTACGGCCGCTTTGCTGGCTACGGAAGGTGGAGAAGCAGAGTTGAAGGATATTTTAGAGAATACCAAAGACAGCGACTGGTATCAGCAAGCACTGGAAGACGAATACCGTGCTCGCTATCGTGGTTGGGCCGGCGGAGAGTTGGGGGATGCCTCGCGTATAGAAAAAGATTTGGCTGATTCAAAGCGCTTTCAGGATCGGGCCATGATCAGTAGACTTAAAGCCGAAGCCGAAAGCAAAAGGAAGAAATAAAACATGTCAAACACCTATGATACTTACAACTCAGTTTTTAATAGTTTGCGCTACAAAAAAGCACAACTTGCACGCGGCCAAGAGGTTAATTATGTAGATGGCTCTGATGCATATGCTAATGCTCATAAAATGGTCATCAGCTTTCAGCATGTCCCAACAGGACGAGCCATCTTTTTCAAAGCTTTTATCACGGCTTTTAATGAAACTTATAGCACTAACTGGGCATCTGAAGAGGTATATGGCCGGCCAGACCCTTTGTACTTGTTTAAAGGAACTGTCCGAAAGGTGACATTAGCTTTTAAGATTCCCGCCGGTACAGAAAGCGAGGCCTATGAAAATTTAGGGAAAGTATCATCGGTGGCCCAGTTTCTATATCCGGCCTATACGAACGTAAGATATGCTCAGACAATTACGCAGTCTCCTCTCGTGCGCATTAAAGTCATGAACTTGCTGAAAAATACAGCAGACGAGGTCGGCCCACGTCTCCCGGGCCAAGTTCAAACGTCCCAAGATATGTATGATCAATATCTATCTTCTCCTGATTCAGGAGGAGGTCTACTGGGTGCTATCACAAGTTTTGTTGTTAACCATAATGTTGAAAGTGAAGGTGTTCTGGAAAAGGCCACCAACACGGTTCTTCCTAAGTTGATTGATGTTAATCTGAGTTTTTCACCTCTCCACGAACATTCAATGGGGTGGGATGAACTAAGACGTTTTGGCGCGCCAACTAATGCTAGTATTGGCCAAGGAAGCAATACCTTCCCATATGGAGTCATTTTAAATGAACCGGCTGAAAGCCTACGAACTGCGGTCGACGGCAGAAAAGTCGCGGTAGACGCCATAATCGCAGATCAAAAGAAAACTGATGGAAGATATTTACAAGCTTTGGAAGATGAGGCGCGCGCCAGATATATGGGGGCATTCGGAGGCGCATATGGGGATGAGTCCCGAATACAGAAAGATCTTAAAGCGGGCGGTGAAAGAGCAGAAACTCTCAACCGACTCATGGAGACGGATCCCGCATATTCGAAGCGCCTCGACTAGTGAATTTTTTTAAGACAGCCAGTGAAATTGAAGGAATAGGATAAACAAAATGCCAAGATACAGAAAATACAATATTTTATATAATAGTAGCGAATACTATAGTTTTTTGCGCACCAAACGTGATCTAAAGGGGGTTCGTCAATATGAGACGCCCGTAATGCGCCAGCCATCTGTTAATGATAGAATAGGAGTACCTTCCACTACATACATTTGGAAATATGGAGATCGTTTTTATAAGCTCGCTCACACACACTATGGTGATCCTACGTATTGGTGGATTATTGCGTGGTATAATGGGTTCGCAACCGAAGTAGACATTAAAAATGGGGACTTAATTAGCATTCCTCTGAGTTTAGAAGACGCTCTGCGTGTATTGGGGATAGCTTAGATATGGGAATGATTGATGATGCACAGGCGGAGTTAGAAGGCGCGTGGGCTTCGGCAGTGAGCGCACAGAGCCAGGTAGAACAAGCTGTCGGCCAAGCGAAGGTCAAGGCCGAGAAGAAGCTAGCCGGTCTGAAGGCGAAAGCAGTACAGCTTGAAGCCCAACTTGATAAGGTCAAAGAGGAAGGAATTGTAGATTATGCCAAAGATGCAACCAAGGATCTCCGGAGCGATCTAGCAGACCAGTTTTCCGAGATGAAAGGTGAGACGCTTGAAAAGGGCGAAGAGTGGCTTGACAAACTTGCCGAAATGACCGGCCTAGATAGTTTGATGGGGGCTGTTGGCGGCGGTACCGAGGGTGTCAAATCCGAAATTAAAGAAATGACTATCAGCCATCAATGTTATTTGCTAGCGCGCGCACAGGAGTTGGCCACTCTCAAAAAGACACACTTAGAGATACAAAACCCTAAAAAATTACCTTATTGGCATCCCGGCAAACCTAATCCCAACCATTTAAATTGGTGGTGTCGCAAAAGAGGAACTCCTCCAAAATCTCTTTCTAAAAATCTTAAGAAGAAACTGGCGAAAGCCCAGGAAACGGTAAGAAGGTTGACGGCACAGGAGAAAACAGAGGGCAATGAGTACAAATCGGCGGCCTCTGTAGTAAACGAGCTTGGCCCGCGCCCGGAGTGTCCTGCTCCTTTTTATGCTTCCAACGCCTGCTTGATGGCTGATTGTGATCCGTTTACGTTTATGAATCGGCTTACTCAAAATCCAAATCAAGCTACGTTTTTTAATATGTCGCCTGCCCAGGTGTCAAGCCTTGTCCCTCGTATCAGACTTTATAAGGTGACTTTTGATGATAAAGGAGGAGAAACTCAGCGAGAAATTAATTTTAGCTCATACGCCACTTCCGACGATGTAAAGGATATTTTTTCTAATAAATTACGGCGTGGATTTGGGGTGGGCCTCAAAGACTTTGAATTTACTTACGATGGCAATAACCCCTTTGCAGCTAAAAAAAGCATCAAGGCCGAACTTACTATTTTTGCGAACAGTTTAGATGAGTTGTTTAAAGAACGTGGCGGATATAAATATGTGGATTTGGCTCTGAAAACGGGCGGCCCAGCCGAAGATGCGACGCCGCCCCCTGCACCCCCCGTAAATTCCAACAACGTGACTAAACAGGCATATAGAGAACATATTAAAAACCTTCAAGAACTACGCTTTCGCATTAAAGCTGTGGTAGGGTGGGCAGACCCCCGGGCCGTTGGCGCGCCCTCTCACATTGATACCGATCTGATGAACGCCATTTCTGAATCATATGTTACCCTTAATTTAACCCCGACGACTCATGATTTTAAATTAGACGAAATGGGTCGTGTTACTTTCACTATCTCCTATCTTGCATACGTAGATGAGTTTTACGGAGACGCTAAGTTTAATGTATTTTCTGATCCCGGAGTAGAACTTGAACGTACCATCAGGCGTTTGTCTAAAAAGAAGGCCCAAACTGAATGTGATTCCACCACCCCTAGTGATGAGGAAAACAAGCGAATTCAAGGTGAAAATCAAAAAAGTCTCGCGAGTCTATTTAAGAGACTACAGGATCGAGGTCGACTGAAATGGTTAAGCGCCAGCACTTCCGACATTAAAAAACTTAAAAGTGAAGGGCCAGCCATGAAATTTGCGGGTGGCGCCATGAAGCGCAATCAAATTCTAGACAGCGCGCCCAACGATGGCCCAGGAGTCGTTCCTATCTCCTTTGTATTTGTAAGTGATTTGTTGGACACAATTCTGGAAAACCTAGAGGTGACTCTTAGTACGATGCCTACACTGCTAGCCAAAAGTGCAGGACTCAAGCAACATGTTGAACAACATTTGGTAGATCCGGATGATGTAGCGCGCGAGATCGGAGATTATGTTAAGTTTTATAAACAGTTTACGAGATTTAGAGTCCTTTTGGGGCCGATGGAAATGCGCAGCGCCCGTGATGATGCCATTAATAAATTTTCTTTAATCAACATGGGAGATTTGCCGATTGCCACTCAATATCTTAACGAATGGTTGGCCGCAAACTTCCTAAAGACTTCCCGCACTATTTATCCCCTAAGCACTTTTCTTACAGATTTATTTAATCAACTGGTGAGAAACTTTTTGAATGGTGCTGATTGTTTTGGAGAAGCAACGGGAGATCTGCGCACCCGCCTCAATCAAGCAGTAATAACCTCCTATGATACAAAAGATGGAAACGATAAGCATGATCGAATCACCAAACTTCTGGCGCGCCCATCTGCGTGGGGACCACAGCGGCCCTATCGGGATGGAGTCTGGGCCTCCCGACTGCCCTTGGCGATGGCGCCCAATACTCCCCTCTTGCGTATAGCTGGGCCGATAGATTTGCCTATAGCCTCCGGCGGCGCAGAACAGGAAATCCACTATTTAACCTTTTTCGTTGGGCGGTCAGCGCCAGCCGAACAGATGCAGGGCATCAAAAAGTCCTACAAAGACAAAGCGGGCGTTATTGTACCGGGCGACGAAGCCCGAGGAATTTTTCATTATGCGATTGGGCAGCGCGCCGGAATTGTTAAAAAAATAAAATTAGCTAAGACTGAATCCAAATATCTTAAAGAAGTGAGATTCGAACAAGAAGGATATGCGGGCCTTGAACAGCTGCGGGAAGTATATGATGTAGAAATCGACACTTTTCCAAATGTGCGCACATATCCCGGCACCTATATTTATGTCGACCCCCGAGGATTTGCTCCTGATAGTGGGGTTGCCGACGGGAGTATTGATCTTACTCAATTCGGAGTCGGCGGATATTGTATGATCATCCGATCAACGACGCGACTTGGGCCCGGCGTCGCCAATACCCACCTCACCGCGAAGTGGGTTGCCTCCAAAGAGGCCAAAAATATTGCAGATGTTCCACCCACACAAGCAGAGACTAAGTGTGAAGAAGCCGCTCAATTGCGCAAAGGTGCATCTTTTAGCATGGATTGGTCTGGTATAGGGGATTCTTTGAAAGGGCAATTGCTTAGTCTCTGGGACGACACCACAGAATTTGCTTCGGAGAAACTAGATAGTGTTAGCTCCTGGGCCGAAAAGGAATGGGAGCAAATAGATCTCAATCCGCTTGATTAACGACTGAGACCATCATTAATAGTTATAAGGAAAATATACAATGGCAGATTTTTTTGTAGACTCCAATGGCGCCGGCTCGCGCGAACTATTTGAAAAACGCATATACTATAGAAATCAGATTTCGCAACTTGCTCCATCTATAACAAATTTTAATTTTGGAGAGAAATATTTTTATGGGAGAGTAGATCGTCATTTTGTGCCCATTGTGGTGAAAACAAATCTTTTAGAGCAATTTAAGGCCGATCTCGTAGAAGGCACAGGCGCCGGTGATCTTAATTTTGTGGTACGCGCATTTAATGATGTTCAACAACAATTTAAAAAGTGTGCAATGACACGAAAAATCGCTACCGACGATCCCTTCCTAAGTAATTTAAGGGTATACGGAGCAATCGCAAGTCATCGGACTTTATATTCGGATCATCTCGCTGAGCAATTTAACTTGATTAAAAGAGCTTTCGAGGCTCAGCCCATAAGAGTGAGAAATTTTGAACAGTTTATGGACTTGTTTTTAAAAATTAAACAAGATAGGTTTTATAAAACTCCTTTTACAAAACCAGCATTCATCAAAAGTGCACTGTGTCCCTTGAATGCTAGTGGACTAGTGATTGAAATCGCGGACATTGAAGCTGACAACGACGCAGAAAAGATTGAAAAAATTGTTAGGAGCAAAAACTGGAACTTTTTTATTAATGCATGTAATTCATATGGTTTTATGGTGGACGAAAACGTTCCTTATCGTATGGTAGCCGATATTGGCTCTGCCTATATGCTTCACTATGCCTCTCAAGATAATTTTTACACAACTGATCACATTCTCGACGAAGCTTATCAATATGCCCACGATGAATATTTTCCTCATTTTAAATACTACTTGTTGCGTCTTTACAATAAGGTGCGCACTCAGAGTTTTCTCGAACGGACGGAGTGCGAAGGCCACACAGTTATTAAAAAAATTGCCCCTAAAAAATATTCCAAAGCAGACTTTGATGCCCTCTTTCATGAAAAGCAATTTGTATATTGGTATTGTAAAATTAGATTGTTGGAAGAGACCACGTCCTTGCGCCCTGACCAACAAGAAGTGTTAATAGATGATGTCCGGGAACTCCATCAAAGCAACGGAGTTTCAGAAGCTCTTAAAGTTTTTGAACTAATAATCAACAAACCATTTGACTATAGCGGCTCTTTGGGTTATATTTATAACAAGCTCCGGGCCCGGGCAGACGCGAGCCCAGGCAAACACAACGTACGAAGCGCTACTTCCCCCATGGGAGGCGGCAAATCGGGAGGTAGTTATTGATTTTTCAGACCCTAGATGATAAATCGGAATGTGTTGGTGTATATGTGGATGGCAAGTTATGGTTTGACGAACCTCCATCGAGTTTGACCAAGACATGGCGCTATAGTGGGTATATTCCTCCAGAAGAAAAAGTGGAGTATGCCTGGATTTACGGCAATGGGCTTTCTTTACAAGAGGCATGCCCCGATCACCTACTGACACGTTACGAAAAAATTCGTAAAAAAATAGCAGCCTATAAAAAATCGTTTGATATCGCCAAGGTTAATTTGCGCCACCACTGTTTTTTTGATTTAGTGCCTCATGACGCCTTGTTAGAATTTTGCGAGGTTAAAAATCAAATTACAGAACATGTGATAGAGCACAATGAGCGCCCTTCCAATTATGACCATATGGATAAGGCATATAAATTGCTTTTTAAGATAAAGCAACGCGACTTAAATCTAAACAATGAAGATTGTCGCAACCTTTTTGTACAAAGTGGCTTGCGACATGCTTCGCAAAAGATTTTAAATGGACCTCGTCATATAGATTATAATCTTTTTGGAACGATCACGGGCCGCCTGACAACAAGTCCCAGATCACTCCCCATTCTGACAATGAAAAAAGAATTGCGTAGGCTCATTAAGCCGCACCACGATTGGTTTGTCTCCTTGGATTATAACGGCGCGGAGGTGCGCACACTTTTGGCACTCTCCGGAGAAGAACAGCCGAGAGGAGATATCCACGAGTGGAATATTGTAAATGTTTTTAAAAACACTGGGATGGATCGCGATACCGCCAAGACAACATTTTTTGCATGGCTCTACAACCCAGATGCTGACCATATAAGCGCTTCTTATTATAATCGTCAAAAAGTACTTGACACTTACTACGATGGAGGGTATATTAATACTGTATTTGACAGGCATATTCTTGTGAATGAGTGGAAGGCGTTCAATTATTTGATTCAAAGTACGACGGCCGACTTGGTTATCGAGAGGGCCATCGCGATGGATGAGTTTTTACAGGATAAGAAATCGTTTGTTTCTCATATTGTACATGATGAAATTGTGCTTGATTTTGCGGACGAGGAACGCCATTTAATCCCCGAAATTAAAGAGATGTTCGCAAATAACCAATTAGGGAAATTTATGGTTAATTTAAAAGCCGGCAAAAACTATTATGATTTAGAGAATCTAGATATATGATATCGGTTATAGGCATCGGCTCTGGCGCGTCTGCCATCGCAGAGAAGTTCGCAGAAACACCTCAATACGAGGTGTATAAATTAAATGATGAGATAATCAAAAATTCTAAGCGAGAATATAAACTTGATAAATTCGATAGCCCAGAAGAATACGAAAAGCACATCCCTAATTTGAAAAACTTTTTCAAAGATTTACGCCAGCAAATACAGGTGTTTATAGTTGGCACAGCATATAGCTCCAACTATTCATTGGGAATCTTGGAGCAACTACGAGGGCGAAAGGTAGATGTATTTTATATTAAGCCGGATATTGAACTAGTAAACGGCGAACGTCGGCTAGTGGAAAATATGACCTTTGGAGTGTTGCAAGAGTATGCTCGGTCTGGCCTTCTTAATTCTTTTACTATCTTTTCTAATGTAGAGGTTGAAAAAACACTGGGGAATGTTCCGATTAAAGGGTATTATGACACCCTTAATGCATGCATTTTTGCAGCGGTCCATTATGCTAATTATTTTGCTCATGCTGACCCGGAAATTGGTCAAGTATCAAAACCTGCCGCGATTAATCGTATCCGTAGTATCGGAGCACTCGATATGAAAAATTTAGAAGAAAAATGGTTTTTTGAGCTTGACAGAGAGCGAGATCTGTGTTATTATTTATGTATAAATGGAGAAAGATTAGAAAAGGAAGGAATGTTGCACCAAAGGATTGTAGATATGCTCAAAAAGAAGCCATCGAATGCTTTTCGCAAGATTTCATATGCGATTTATGAAACTCCGTATACCGATTTTGGGTACGTCGTGGCCCATACAAACACGATACAACAACAAAATACTCTTGACAAGATAGATTGAGAGTGTTATATTAGATATCAAGGAACGCTTGATATACTCTAACCATAAACAACAAAGGAGACAAAAATGTCAATCAATATGGAACTAATGAAAAAGAAACTGGCCACGTTACGTGGCGAAGGAACAAGGGAGCAGTCGGTCTGGTTTAAGCCAGACGAGGGAGATCAAGACATTCGCATTGTCCCAGCACCTGATGGTGATCCACTTAAGGAAATGTATTTCCACTATAATGTGGGAGATCATCGTGGGGGAATCGTATGTCCGAAGCGCAACTTTGATGATCCGTGTCCTATTTGTGAGTTTGCATCACAATTATGGCGAGAAGGTGTCGACAAGAATGACGACGAAAGCAAGAAGCTTGCTAAGTCACTTTTTGTTCGTGCGCGCTTTTTCTCACCAGTCGTGGTGCGCGGCCGCGAAGACGAAGGCGTTAAGATCTATGGATATGGAAAGCGTGCCTATGAAAATCTTCTAGGGTACATTCTTGATCCGGACTATGGAGATATCACCGACTCGTTGGAGGGGACGGATATTTCACTTACCTACACTAAGCCCACCGCTCCCGGCGCTTATCCCCAAACAAACCTTAAGATGCGCCGAAACACTTCCCCGCTTTTGGAGGACACGGATGCTATCCCCGCCCTCCTTGACAGCATCCCGGATTTTGACCCTCTCTTTGAGCGTCTAACCGCAGCCCAAATTGATGCCATCCTTGATGAGCAACTAGCCGGCGACGGAAGTGCAGAATCTCGTTCGAAGGAAACCACGAAGTACAGCAGTGGCAAGAATGACGTGGACCGAGCGTTTAATGAACTGATGGCCACCAAGTAAGGTTTGTGTAATGCCGCTGGCGCCCCGGCCGGGAAAATAGGGCGCCGCATTTTTTTAAGGAGGCACAATGGCTAGAAAAGCCAAAGAACCCAAAGCTGGTCGTGTATCTATGCACGACCTAATGAGTCTTGTTAACAAGAAAGCCGGCCGCAATGTTGCTCATGATTTAACAGGTGATAACCCCACCGAAGTAAAAGAGTGGATTCCCACCGGCTCACGTTGGTTAGACTCCATCGTTTGCAAGGGCCGCGTAGCCGGAATCCCCGTTGGGAAGGTTACAGAACTCGCTGGTCTGGAGAGTACAGGCAAATCCTACATGGCAGCGCAGATAGCCGCAAACGCCCAGAAACAGGGCAAGATGATTGTTTACTTCGATTCTGAGTCAGCTATCGACCCAGGCTTCTTGGAGCGCGCAGGATGCGACCTAGGACGTTTAATGTACGTCCAGGCGTCTTCTGTGGAGTTTGTTCTGGAGACGGTGGAAGAGTTGCTCGGAGCAACTGATCAACAGCTTGTATTTATTTGGGATTCTCTCGCTCTCACTCCATCGGTGTCCGATGTGGAGGGAGATTTTAATCCCCAATCTTCGATGGCGGTAAAGGCTCGCATTCTTGCAAAGGGAATGTCGAAATTGATCATCCCCATCGCAGATAAGCAAGCAACCTTCGTGGTTCTCAACCAACTTAAGACCAACATCCCCAGCGGTCCTAATGCGCGCATCATTGCGATGACCACCCCCTACATGACGCCGGGTGGAAAGGCGATGCACTATTCGTATTCGCTACGTATCTGGCTCACCGGCCGCAAGGCCAAGGCATCTTTCATCGAAGATGATAAGGGATTCCGCATCGGCTCAGAAGTTAAGGTAAAGCTGGAGAAATCACGATTTGGAACACAAGGAAGAACCTGTGCTTTCCGCATTCTATGGGGAACAGAGGATATCGGCATTCGTGATGAAGAATCATGGTTCGATGCCGTGAAGGGATCGGAATGTCTAAAGAGCGCCGGCGCATGGTACACGCTTTCGCTACCGGATGGATACGAGAAGAAGTTCCAACCCTCTAAGTGGTGTGAATTGATACAATCAGATGAAGAGTTTAGAACCCATATCTTGAACCTAATGGATGAAGAGGTTGTACAAAAGTTCGACAAACGAGAAGGTACAGCCGATCAGTTTTACTCTGATCCTGAATAAAAACGCTTGACAGCCCTCCTGTGATCGGTTATACTTAGGTATAAGCTTGTAGGAGGGCTTTATGTCAACATATGCCCAAGAGTACAATTCACCGTACAGTGCGGAGAAGTTTCATGGTTACTCCGGTAAAACACGCCGGTACATGGAACTTGCGAAGCGAGTGGCTCACCAGTCTGCTTATCCAGATTATCGCCATGGAGCAGTTTTGGTGAAAGGGTCTATTCGGAACGTCTCCTTTAATAAAAATAACTATTGTGCGTTTGGTTCTCGATTCCAACGAGAACACGAGGGCCGCACCACCCTTCATGCAGAGTTGGGAGCAATTCTAGGTATGGACCGTAGTATTACGGAAGGTGCAACGATTTATGTAGCACGCGTGGGAAAGGAAGGAGAATACAAACTTTCCAAACCCTGCTCCATGTGCCACGAAGCGCTTAAGCATGTGGGCGTCAAGCGCGTAGTATACACCATTAATAATAAAAAAGCAGGAAGTTACAAACTATGAAACGAGTACTCATTATTGATGCCCTCAATATGTTTTTGAGAGCCTACATTGTTGATCCCAGCCTCTCTAATAATGGAGAACCCATTGGAGGTTTCAAGGGTTCACTTAAGATTGTCCAAAAGCTTGTGCGTATGACAAAGCCCAACGAAATTGTAATTGTGTGGGATGGCCCTAACGGCTCTCAAAAGCGCCGCAGTTTGGATAAGAACTACAAGGCGGGAAGAAAGCCAATCCGGCTTAACCGCAGCGTAAAGGCGTTCTCCGAGAACGAAGAGATGCAGAATAGAATTTGGCAGCAACGTCGCTCTATGGAATATTTTAATGAAATGCCCATCATTCAGGTGATGTTACCAGAGGTAGAGGCTGACGACGTTATTTCATACCTTACCCAGATGCCCCACTATGACGGATGGCAGAAGGTGATTGTCTCCAATGACAAAGATTTTTATCAACTCTGTGATGACGAAACCGTTGTATACCGCCCCACCAGCGATGTTGTATACAACACAAGACGCATCGTAGAAGAGTTGGGTGTACACCCGCGCAATATGGCGCTGGCCCGAGCGCTCGTGGGAGACGCCTCCGACAACTTGGCTGGGATTAAATCTGTGGGCTTTAAAACAATTCAGCGCCGGCTTGGTTTCCTGGGGGCTGACAAAGACTATACCATTGATGATGTGGTTTCTTATTGTGAAAAAGTGGACAAACCTCTTAAATTTCATCATAATATTATGAATGGAGAAGAAATTATCGCCCATAACTATAAAATGATGCAACTTTATTCTCCCATGCTTTCGCCACAATCAAAGGACTTTGTTCGGAACGCTGTGGAGAATTTTAAGTGTACTTTCAGTAAGATAGAGATTATGAAGAAAATGCGGGATGACGGCTTTGGAGAACTCAATTGGAAAGACCTTGAACTGCATCTAAATAAAATTAATTCTGAGTGCTAATTTGCTTGACTTTACAGAACATTCTGTTATATTTAGTAATGCGAAGGCGGGGTGAAGTTTGAGCGAGAAAACTACTTTCAGTCGTTATGGAAAAGCCTTCCAAGAGGGGCTTGTTCAGATTATCTACGAGGACCGACCCTTTGCCGATCAAATTACCGAAGTGTTGGATATTACATTCTTAGAACTTGAATATTTGCGCATCTTTGTAAGCAAGATCGTAGGATACAGAGAACGCTATGGAACGCATCCGTCGCCAGAAGCGATTATCACCATTCTTCGAACCGATCTAGACGAGGAAGATTCCGTCGTCCAGAAGCAGGTGCGCGATTACTTCGCCAAAATTACCGCCAAAGAAGCTACAGATGTTCAGTATATTAAAGAGCAGTCGCTTGATTTTTGCCGCAAGCAAAATCTTAAGGAAGCTATGCTCAAGTCAGTGGGTCTTTTGCAATCATGCTCTTTTGATGAGATTTCTAAAACCATCAACGATTCTTTGCGGTTAGGCTCTGATACTAATTTTGGATATGACTATATAGCTGATTTTGAGCAGCGATTTGTCCCTAAGCATCGCCTACCCATTACTACTGGCTGGCAAGAGATTGATGCCATATGTGGTGGTGGCCTGGGAAAGAGTGAGCTTGGTGTTGTCATTGCTCCCACGGGCGCAGGCAAATCATTTTGCTTGGTGCACCTCGGCGCCGAAGGATTGAAAGAAGGAAAAGTAGTTGTTCATTATACTTTAGAGCTGCAGGACACGATTATTGCAAATCGCTACGATAGTTGCTTAACAGGATACCCACTTTCTGATATTATTAACTTTAAAGAAGAGGTGTATGACGAGATTAAGGATATTGAAGGAAAGCTGATTATTAAAGAGTATGCAACTAAATCAGCTACCACCAACACTATTAAATCTCATTTAACCAGATTGCTTAAGCGAGGTATTAAGCCGGGCATGATCATTGTTGATTATGGTGATCTTTTAAGACCGGTTACCATAAGAAAGGAAAAGAGAACCGAATTAGAATCTATTTACGAAGAGCTTCGTGCAATCTCCACCGAATTTGCATGTCCTGTCTGGACCGCATCGCAAACGAATCGTTCAGGACTCAACGCAGAGGTGATTACAATGGAGCAGATTTCCGAAGCCTTCAATAAGTGTTTTGTGGCAGATTTCATTTTTTCGGTATCTCGCACCATAGAAGACAAGCAAAACAACCAAGGCAAAATATACATTGCCAAGAATAGAAACGGCCCAGATGGGATGATATATGATATTTTTATGGACCCCTCCAATGCCACTATTAAAATAATGCCTCAACACGGGCACAATGGTCAGGGGACGATCCCACTCAATCCGGTGGCATTAAGCGCCAGCATGCAGAAAGGATTGTTACAAAACAAGTATGAAAAATTTAGAAAAAGGAAATAAAATATAAAATGAGAACAATTGAAAACATACGCAGATTCCGACTATCAGACACCTTTATTGAGCCCTATAAAAATGCTGAAGTGCCATGGGGGCCTCTGGGATATATCACTTTTAAGCGTACTTACGCTAGACGTCTAAATGAGTTTGATCCTGACGCCTCCGGCAGCGAAGAATGGTGGCAGACATGCCGCCGCGTCGTCGAAGGGATGTTTAATATGCAAAAACAACATGTCTTTCAACTTGGCTTAGAGTGGAACGACAGCAAGGCCCAACAAACAGCTAAAGAAGCGTATGATCGTTTGTTCACTTTAAAGTGGACGCCACCTGGCCGCGGCCTCTGGATGATGGGGACTAAGTTCGTGGAAGAAAGAACGGCTGCTGGTCTTTTTAATTGTGCTTTCCGCTCCACACGTGACTTGGCCACCAAGGGGGGTTACTTGTTCGCATGGATGATGGATGCTTTGATGGTAGGAGTAGGCGTCGGGTTTGATACCGAAGGTGCAGGCACGGTTACAGTGCAAGAGCCAGAATATACTAATGATACTCTTGTAATTGATGATTCTCGGGAGGGTTGGGTAAACTCAGTTCACTCCCTTCTCGATGGGTTTTTCTTCGGGAGTAAAGTTCCCAAATTTGATTTCTCAGCTATTAGGCCAATCGGTGCCCTTATCAAGGGGTTTGGAGGAACGTCTAGCGGCCCAGCACCATTGATAGAGTTGCATGAGCACCTCAAAGATCTTTACACCAATAAAATTGGTGAATCTATTACGTCTGTTGACATTGTAGACACAGAAAATCTTATTGGACGCTGCGTGGTGGCAGGAAATGTGCGCCGCTCCGCCGCTCTCGCTATGGGGAAATATGATGACATGCGCTATTTGGAAATGAAGAACGACCAAGAAAAGCTTTACCATCACCGGTGGGGATCTAACAACTCATTTAACGCACAGGTGGGTATGGACTATACATGGCACGCTTCGCAAAGCCAGAAGAATGGCGAGCCCGGATATATTTGGCTCAACAATGCGCGCACACGCGGCCGCTTTAAAGATGGCCCAAGATACGATGATGTTAATGTAGCCGGCTTTAATCCGTGCGTAGAACAACAATTAGAAGATGCAGAATTGTGCTGCTTAGTAGAGACTTATCCGGCCAAGCATGAGGATCTTGAAGATTACTTGCGCACTTTAAAAATTGCATACTTGTACGGCAAAACCATTACCTTATCCAACACCCACTGGCCCGAGACAAACGCAAAGATGCTTAAGAACCGTCGCATCGGATTGTCTCAATCAGGTGTGGTGCAGGCATTTAATAGGTTTGGGCGCCGAGAGGTATATGATATGTGCGATAAAGCATATGCCTACGTTAAAGAGTTAGACGAAGAATATTCAAACTGGCTCTGTATCCCGAAGTCTATTCGAATGACGTCCATCAAGCCTTCGGGAACAGTATCCTTACTAAATGGATCTACGCCCGGGATTCATTTTCCCGAAAATGATTATTACATCCGGCGTATTCGGTTCTCTCAAACTTCGCCATTACTGGATAAGTTGACAGATGCCGGTTATAAAATTGAAGACGACAAGTATTCACCCAACACCTCGGTAGTAGAATTTCCAGTGCACGAGCCTTATTATACGCAAGGAAAGAAAGATGTTTCTCTTTGGGAACAGCTTGAAATTGCGGCTCAGTATCAATATTATTGGGCTGATAATTCGGTATCGGTAACTGTAACATTTAAGCCAGAGGAGGCTTCTGAAATTAAAAGCGCTCTTGAACTTTATGAAACAAGACTCAAGGCTGTTTCTTTTCTAAGATACGAAGAGACAGGATATGAGCAGGCGCCTTATGAAGCTATCACAAAGCGCCGCTACGAGAAAATGATGTCTAAGATTACGCCGCTGCAGCGTTTTCAAGACGAAGAAGGTGGAACAGGTACAAAATTCTGTACCAACGATACTTGCACAATATAGGAGGAAAAGTGAACTTTAATCACTTAATGGAAGAGAAGTTTATAAAAAGACAATGTAAAGTAGGACACGAGGAGTGCTATTGGATTCCTGTGGGAAATATTAGATCGACACAAGGCAACAATGTCCACATGACTATGTTTTGTAAGCACTGCGGGAGACGAGAAGATATTTTTCTCACCAAGCAGGATTATGAAACGCAAGAACGATTGATTTTGAAGGAGATTCACGATGTTCATGCCAGTTAACCGGTATATTTTAATTGATGTACCCGCCACATCTGAGAAAAACACAGAATCTCTAATCGTGCTGCCCGAGGATTATAAACCCGAAGAAGAAAGGTATATCACGGTAAATGCGGTGTCTGCCGCCGACGACGTACGTTTTGAGATAGAAGAGGCCAGTGGACTGGTCGTAGATAGAAGTATGATTGAGCAAATAAGCATTCGCGGAACTATTTATAATGTAATTTTAGACAATTATGTGATAGGAATCATTAATTAAATAGGAAAATACAATGCATGGACAAGCACTTTTACAACGAGGCCTCCTCTAAAAAGTTAGGATGGGCGCCAAGTTGGTTCGGAGAGAAATATTTTGATGATAAACTCGTCCGCGCAATTAAAAAATGGCAAAAAGCACGTGCCCTAACCGGCGATGGCCTCTGTGGGCCGATGACTTTCCGGCGACTCTGGACCGAAAGACAAGCAGAGATTGACGATTATAAGCCCGCAGCCCGCCACTACTCCAATTACATTGTATATAATGGAGAATTCCACCCTATTGAGTGGGACAAGTTTGTATTGTGGCCCGAGAAAGGCGGCCTGGAAACGAAGGCCGGCCAGTATTATGATTATTCGGGGCGTCCAAAACGAAAGCTGAGATATTTTGTAAATCACTGGGATGTGTGTCTCTCTTCTAAGTCGTGCCAAAGTGTGTTAGACAAGCGCGGCGCATCGGTGCACTTTCTGATTGATAATGACGGCACTATTTATCAAACCCTAGATATACAGCATGCCGCATGGCACGCGGGCTCTGCGCGCACCAACAGACCCTCGGTGGGGGTGGAAATTAGCAATGCATATTATCCCAAGTATCAAGAATGGTATGTAAAGAATGGATTTGGAGAGCGCCCCCTTACCGAAGGCGCTTGGGTGCATGGAAGCCAACTAGATCCCTTTCTCGGGTTTTATCCTCGACAACTTGAGGCCCTTAAAGCGCTATGGAAAGCCATACACGGAGCTACCGGAATTCCTTACGACACTCCCCTTAAGCAAAACGGAAACACTGAAACAAAATACGTTCAAGATGTAGCCTATGGTAGTTTTTCGGGTTTTGTGAGTCATTATCATGTAAGTAAATCTAAGATTGATTGTGCAGGATTAGATCTCAAAACTCTTTTAGATGAAGTTAAATATGACATTGATATATTGGATCAGATAAAGAACGACTAAAATGTAATAATCCCTAGTTATTACATGGGCTTTCTGTTGCTATGTTTCTTAGGATGTTTTGTAGCAGCCCCCCAAGACTATGCAATTTTAAGTGTCAATGCAACTACCGTTACTGACACATTTGCCGTTGGCAAGCCATATCAAAAAGCAAAATGGAAAACAACCCCAACCATAAGAGTCTGTGCAACCACAGGAGTTTCCACATATAGGGCAGCACAGGCGGCTCGATATTGGGAAAGCATCGGGTATGTGTTTAAAGATATCAGAAAAGATCCTTTTTCCACCTGCATGAACCCACGTGTAGGTGAGATAATAGTAACATTACCGGAAGTGGGATTTGCAGATAGTCATATGGCGTCTACTAAAATATACACCGATAAAGAAACAGGCGTTATAGTGAAAGCAAAGATTCATATTTTACCTAAACATGCGAGAAAAGATCGAGTGCTGGAGCATGAGTTAGGACATGCGTTAGGGTGGATGCACTACAGACAGAAATTTCACATAATGCACCCCAACTGGCATCAAGGTGGCTATGATCACAGCGGAATTAGGAAGTGAAGTGTTTAAGTATGATAAAATAGTGATTGGCAGTTCAATGTCAGCAGTTTTATATGCCTTCGTTAAAAATTATCCTATTTTTTTTGCTGAGGAACATCGCCCTTTTCGGTTTGATTATTTCGATCCACACATAGACTTATCGTGCTTAAAAATTCCCGGAGCTGCAAAAAGTTTAACGACATTTGAAGGGGAAAAGAAAGTTGGTGTTCCTAAAGAAATTCTTTGGGAAAGATTGCTTTTTTTAATGGCCGTTACTGGTCAATCGCCTCTCTCTAACTTGTGCGGTACTGTGCGTTACGATGGTGATACGGTAGTATGTTCAAATGAATATTCCAAAATAATGGAATTTACATTTAAGGAGTGCTTTTATTTTACGGATAAAAATGCTACGGGATTTGTGGAGCAAAAAAGCCTTGACGACGATACGTATATATGTTATGATTATATTGGATTCAATAAAGGTGGTAAGCACGAAATTGACTACATTAAAACTTCAGATGATTTTGTTAGGGAGATATGGTTTTATCCTTCCGACCGTATTGATGGAAATACTCCTGTTAAAGATGCTTGTGCTGTCTCAGTCGTAAAAGCAGAACAACTCCCTCATTTTGAATTCTCACAAACAATGTCGCGATTTAAAGTAATAGACGAAATGGAAAAGAGAGGAATGAAAGGAACATTTGCGCATGACTACACCACAGCAGGAAACCCCAAGCATTACAAATTTAGAACAACTAGCATTAACCGCGAAACAAATAAGCAACCAAATGAACTCACACCAGAAGCCGACAATATTAAAATTGCGAAAGATAGCGAAGAAAGTATGCTCAAAGATTTACCATCGGCTTGTATGGCCTACGATAGATTTTTGAGGTATTGGTGAGTAAAATACATTTGGCAGGCATCGTTCCGGTGGCTGGCCTCCAATCAGATTTTGACTTGAAAACGCCCCCTGTTTTATTGCCCGTAAACACAGGGTTTACAGCCATCCAGAAATCCGTTTTTGAATGTGCGATGGCGGGGTGCAACACCATTTGGATTGTGGCCAATGATGATTTAGCCCCCCTTGTGCGCACAGTGGTAGGGGAATGGGTATATGATCCTGTTTATTATCAGCGCCCTTCTAAATTTAGTTCGGAAGAACGAAAAGAAATACCTATTTATTATGTTCCAATCCACCCCAAGGATCGCGACCGACGCGATTCATATGGGTGGTCGGTATTATATGGGGCTTATTCCGCATGGAAGGTGGCCTTTAAAATTTCGCAATGGATCACACCAGACAAATATTATGTTTCATTCCCTATGGCCGCCTATGATATCTATCGTATTCGCGACTATCGGAAAGAAATTAAACACAAAGAAAATAATTTTTTCTTAACGCATGACGGTAAGTCCGTTAAAGACAACAAACCATTAGCATTCACATTTACAGGAGAAGATTTTAAACAATGCAGACGTTCAGTAAACCAACTAACAACAAGGGAGTATTTACCCCCTTCACCCGGCCAGCAATACCCTTCCCAGAAGAGGCCGAAGAACCAGAGGTGGAGCGGCCGCCATTTCAAGTTTCAGACAATATTTCAGAAAGTGAGAGAAAAGAATGCGGCCACCGTCCCTCTTGATTGGTATTATAACATTTCTTGTTGGAGTGGATATAGGGATTTTCTTGCATCAGATTTTTCTATAGAAAAACCCCTTGAGGCCTTGACAAAAGCCCACCAACACGTTAAAATACCATATAGAGAGAGCGACCTATGAAAGCGCTGCGTTGGGCATGGCATCGTATAAAACACAAACTGTCTCACCTGAACCCATCACGTCTTTTAGATACGCTAAAAGAGCACGGCCTGGCGCTCGTGATGATTATTGTTGGATGGGAAATTATAGAAGATATATTATTCCCGATTCTTTTTATTTGGCTGGGAAACAATGTAAACCCATGGTTCATAACCGGCGCGCCAGTTAGCTGGCTTTTGTGTCTTCACCCCGTCGCCGTTCCTATTTTGTGGGCCGGCTGGATTAAAATTTCAAGGAGAAAAAGTGATTAAATTTGTTGGACTTCACGCACACAGTGTGGCAGGTTCTATTTTCGATGCCGTGGGATATCCCCAAGAACATATGGACTTTGCATATGAAAACGGGAGTGATGCGCTAGCGCTCACTGATCATGGCAACATGAACGGTCTATCATGGCAGGTGCTTCATGCTAAAAAGATGCTAGCAGAAGGAAAAGCCTTTAAGCCAATTTATGGAGTTGAAGCATATTTTACCACCTCCATTAAAGAGTGGCGCTCGGCTTATGAAGCCGAGATGGCTGACAAAAAGAAGGCCCGGTCTGCCAAGAAAGATACTCAATCGGGTGCAACTGTTGAAGATGAGGGTGACACCAAAAAGGCACAAACTATTCTAAAAAGACGCCGCCACTTAATTCTACTAGCCCAAAACCAGACAGGGCTGACTAATCTTTTTAAATTGGTTTCGAAAAGTTACACCGACGAGTATTTTTATCGATACCCGCGCATGGACTACGATCTGCTGAGAGAGCACTCTGAGGGGGTTATAGCTGCGTCCGCATGCTTGGGAGGGGTATACGCCGGCAACTACTGGGAGAACCGCGAGGAAGGCGCTGACGCCATTTTAGATGCAATGCGCGAAACGACCATGGAAATGCAATCCATCTTTGGAGATCGGTGGTATGGCGAATTACAATGGAATAATATCCCCGAACAACACGAACTTAACCAGTATATCATTCAAGTCGCGACCGAATTCGGAGTTAAACTCATTTCTACAGCCGACAGTCATTATCCGACGCCCGAATCATGGCGCGACCGCGAGATGTACAAACAACTAGGGTGGCTAGGAAAAGGCAAGCCCAAATGGAAGACAGATCCCGAGGAAGAGGGAGAAAACGAAGTCATTCCTTCGTCTGTGGAGAAAATTGGCTATGAACTCTATCCCAAGAATGGTGATCAGATGTGGGAGAGCTACAAGAGATATGCCGAGGCTCAACAGGTGGAGTATAATGATGACCTGATCCTTCAAAGCATTGAAGAAACTCATAGAATCGCTCATGATCGTATTGAGACTTTCATGCCGGACGCGACAGTTAGGCTTCCGGATTTTGTCGTTCCCGAAGGGGCAACAGCCACACAGGCTCTGGTTAAATATGCAATTGATGGATTGCGTACCATGGGGCTGCACCATGATGAAGTCTATGTGGAGCGCCTTAAGCATGAACTAAGCGTAATTGATTGCCGCGGCTTTAGTAAATACTTTTTAACCATGAAGGCTATCATTGATGAGGCGACGGAGGTTATGTTAGTTGGGCCTGGCAGAGGCAGCGCATGCGGATCATTGGTGGCCTATGTGTTGAAGATTACCCAAATAGATCCAATCAAGTATAGACTACCGTTTGAGCGCTTCCTGCGATCAGATGCGACCGACTACCCCGATATCGATACGGATGTATCCGACAGCATGATGCTTAAAGAACTCCTCATTGAAAAATGGGGAGAAGACAGTGTTGCGCCTATTTCCAACTGGAACACTCTGCAGTTGCGCTCCTTAATTAAGGACATTTCCAAGCTCTACGAGATTCCCTTTACCGAAGTTAATACGGTTACGTCGGTCATGATGCATGAGGCCACAGGCCCAGCTAAGCAGCGACACGGTATTTCGGCTGGCGTCTATGTTCCCACCTGGGAGGAAGTGCTAGAGTTTTCCCCATCCCTCCAAGTCTACCTAGCCAAGTATCCCGAGGTTCAAGCACGTGTCCAAGGGCTTGTGGGACAGGTACGCTCTTGTTCGCGGCATGCTGGAGGGCTGCTCGTTTCTGAAAACCTTAATGAAAATATGCCGTTGATTAATAGCGGAGGTGTACGTCAGTCTCCATGGGCGGAAGGACAAAACGTTCGACACCTTGAGCCCTTGGGTTTCATTAAGTTCGATCTATTGGGCCTATCGACCCTCAAAATGATTGAGGGGTGCATCGAACATATCTTGCGCCGGCATCACGGAGTAGAGAGTGTCACCTTTGCACAAGTTCGAGAACACTATAATCAAAACATACACCCAGATGTTTTAGACTTGGAAGATCAAAAAGTTTATAAGTATGTTTTTCACAAAGGCAACTTTGCAGGGACATTTCAGTTTACTAACAGCGGAGCACAAGAGTTTTGCAAGAATGTGAAACCCACCAACATCGCTGAGATTTCTGCTGTGACCTCCATCTTTCGCCCTGGCCCTCTTTCCGCCAAGGTCCACGACCAGTATATTGCTGCAAAGGAAGGGCATACCGATATTGAGTGGTATCATCCCATCTTTAAAGAAATAACGGAAGAGAGCTATGGGCATGTAATTTTTCAAGAGCAAATTAGTGAAATTACTCACCGTATCGGAAAGGATATTTCTCGCGATGAAGGAAATACCATTCGCAAACTCCTGACCAAAAAAGGTACAGGAAAGGAGCATCTTCTTGTAGAATTTCGCGAACGGTTTATTCATGGAGCGAATGAAAAAGGAATGTCTATTCGCACGGCGGAAGAAATGTGGGAACTGATGGAAGGATTCGCAAAGTACGGGTTTTCCAAGAATCATTCGACGGCCTATAGTATTATCTCCTATCAGTGCGCATGGTTGTGGACGCATTATCCAGCAGAGTGGGCCGCGGCGTTTCTTGATAAAGAACCTGAAGCGCGGAAGGAAAAGGCAATTAATATTATTAAAAGTCACGGATTTAAAATTGCGCCCCTCGATGTAAATAAATCAGGCGTTGTTTGGGAGATCAGCGAAGACGGCAAGACCCTGATTCAACCGCTCACATCTATTAAGGGATTGGGAGCGGCAGCCATCGAACAAGTGCTTGAAAACAGGCCCTTTATGAACGCGGAAGATTTGCTTTTTCGTGAAGGGGTGTCTTATAGTAAGCTTAATAAGAAGGCTTTAGACGCCTTGTGTCGGGGAGGGGCTTTAGACAATATTGTAGATGATCGTTTCACCGGGCGTAAACATTTTTGGTCGACCTGCATTGTAGATCGCCCCAAGAACATAAAAAAATTCCAGGAAAATCTTGAGATTTACAAGCCGGAAGGAGATTTTACCGAAGAAGAGATTATTCAATTCAAAACTGATCTGACGGGTATCTTTCCCATCAACTTGGTGATCACCTCAGAAACTATCCAAAGATTAAAAGAAAGATACATTCCTCCTATTTCCGAGTTTGACCCAGAGTTACAGATCTGTTGGTTTATCCCCCGCAAAATTATTCCCAAGAAAACAAAAAATGGAAAGTTATATTGGGTTGTGGAGGTGATTGACTCCAACAACGAACTAACTAAGATCAGATGCTGGGGAGTGAAACCCGAAAAGGATCGAATCCGTCTTAATCGTCCATATATGGCCGCACTTAAGCATGATCCGCAATGGGGGTTTAGCACCTATGCAGTAGGACGCACATTTAAACAGCTAGGATAAAACATGAATGTAATAACTTATTTTAGCCCCCTGCTTAAAGAGCCCAGCCTTGTTGATGACTTGCCGGTTATCATTCGGGTGAGAAGGTTTGACGAAACCGCAGCAAAAGACTTTTCCAATCTTATGATGAAGGCGCAAAACACGGGTCAACCGATTGTTCCCGTTGTTATTGATAGCTATGGTGGTCAAGTGTATAGTCTATTGTCCATGATATCAGATGTTCGTCACTCTAAAATTCCCGTGGCCACGATTGCCCAAGGGAAGGCCATGTCGTGCGGCGCTCTTCTTTTTAGTTTTGGCGCCGAAGGTCATCGCTACATGGACCCTGACGCCACTTTGATGATTCACGACGTTAGTTCAATGAAGTGGGGAAAAGTGGAAGAAGTGAAGGCCGGCGCAGAAGAAACCGAAAGGCTAAATCAAAAAGTCTATCAAATGATGGCCCATAACTGCGCGCAACATAAGGATTATTTTTTGGACATCATCCACCAAAAAGGACACGCCGACTGGTTTCTAGAAGCCGACGAAGCTAAAAAGCACAACCTCGCGAATCATCTACATGTTCCAGAAATGAAAATAGAGACTAAAGTTAATTTCAAGTTTAAATGATAAAGTGCTTGACTTTGACACACCACGATGTTATATTTTATATGTAAATAGGAGGGCTTAATGGCCACAACAAACCAAGAAAAAAGACAATACGTTAAGGAGTATATTCGCTCCCTCAAGGCAATCGAAGATTGTATTGAGCCTTATCAAGAACAAAAGCGCGAGTTGCGCTCTGAGTTCCGAGAAAACGGATGGCTAAACACGGACGAGATCCGAGCAGCAGTAAAGGCATATCGCCTCTACAGGCAGAAGTACAATATTGATGAGGTTGTAGATAACTTCACACTAATTTCCGGCGAGGACTCGGATGATAGTTGAGTATGCGAAGGTGCGCACCTCCGCGCATCCTCCGGAACGCGCCAACCCATCAGACGCTGGGCTGGACGTGTTCTATTCACCAGAAAATCCACACAACAAGATGTATATTGCCACCAACACAAGCCGCGTAATCCCAACCGGCTTAAAGTTTGCAATTCCGCACGGATACATGCTGGAGGTAAAGAACCGTTCCAGCGTGGCTGCGAAGCGCCAATTGCTTGTGGGAGCATGCGTCATCGATTCGGGATATGAAGGAGAGGTGTTTGTTAACTTGCATAACATAGGTGTTGAGAGTCAAACTCTTAAACCCGGAGATAAGATTGCTCAGTTAGTCATGACCCCCGTAGTACACTTTCGCCCCTCTGAAACGACGCAAGAAACTTTATATAACTACCCCATGACCATCAGCAACCGCGGAGACGGCGCGCTGGGGAGTACCGATGGACAATAAAAATCTCCAGCGAACGATTGAATCTCATTTGCCCCAGGTTCAACAAGAGGTTGAAAGATTTGTTGCCCTTAATAAGTGCGACTACGAAACTTTTGGGAAGCAAGTGGAAGACCCAGCGGCAGACATTTTAGTAAAACTGTTGCACCAGAAGGGGCTTATCAAATCTTCCAGGCGCGCCACCCATAAAAATGAATTCCCAGACTTGCGTGTTGTGGAGCAGTGGAACGGCACGCCTATCGCCATTGATGTGAAAGCTTCTAACCACAGCGGCATGAAAGCAGGCCTCTGGGCTAAGAACACTTCTCCCGCCAATGATTTGGGAACATTTAAGACGTTACCTGAACACGTGGCCGAATGGGGAGGAGAGAATATCTATTTTCTCTGGGTTCATTATAACTTTACGGATGTTAAACAAGAGATTGTAAAGGTAGAGTTCGCTCCCTTTTATAGATTTGTTGGGATGAATCCGGAAGGTCTACTTAAATATAGAATTTCTGATGGCAAGATTCGCCCTCGCACTTACCTTCAAGAGCCTTTTTTTGAAAATTTTAAAGAGTTTAAGAAAGTGTTGGAACGCACAGATTGTCATCGTAGTGAAAAGATCATCCTGCGAGAGTATAGCGCACTTCCTTTGGCCCACCGCCGGCGTATAATGGAGAGCTTGTCGGAACTCAACCAAGAGGTGGCATAGATGGAAACCTTCGACAGCACACTTAATAAAATCTATAAGGGAGACTGCATAGATCTGTTGTCTCAAGTTCCCGATGGAGCAGTAGATATGGTATTTGCTGACCCACCCTTTAATCTTAATAAAAAGTATACATCCACCAACGATCAGCTTACCGACGCCGCCTATATGGCATGGACCGAAAGATGGGTACGGGAAAGTGTGCGTGTGCTTAAACCGGGCGGCTCGATCTTGGTTCATAATATTCCTAAGTGGTTAGTACAGTGTGTAACTGTATTGAATAAGGAAGCAGATTTTAAGCATTGGATTTCGTGGGATGCCCCCACTGCCCCGATGGGCAAATCATTCCAGCCGGCTCATTATGGAATCTTGTTTTATACAAAGCCGGGAGATCATAAGTTTTATGAGTTGCGATACCCACACAAGCGATGTCGCAAGAAGAAAGGGTGCAACCATCTTTTAAAGGACTACGGCGGCAAAAAAGACACCGTTCATCCCTTTGGTCCTCTCGTATCGGATGTGTGGACCGACATTCACCGTATCAAGCACAAGAAATTTCGTGATGATCACCCATGCCAGTTGCCTGTTCATTTACTGGAACGACTTATTTTAGGCTGCACCGACGAAGGGGATGTGGTATTAGATCCATTCATGGGTACAGGAACTACTGCAATTGCAGCAAAGCGTTTAGGTCGCCAATATGTTGGATTCGAAATTGATGATGGATACCAACAAATTGCCACCACAAAGCTGGAGGAAGAAACTTTCCGCTCTCTTCTTGGAAACACTTGGGTAAGTTTTTATAGGGGCGCTGTTGCTAGTATGCGCAGCGAAGATTGGACAAAGGTGGAAGAATATTTTGATGTTCCTACCGCCCGCAAAGAAATCGATTTTAAAACTGCCTCTCTTAAGCGAGAGCTAAAAAAACAACTAATGGCCGCGGCCAAATAATAGGAAACAATATGGATAAATCAACCCTCAAGGTAATGTTCTCTTCTAACACAGGAGGCTGGGAAACCCCCCAAGAATTTTTTGACAAACTTAACTGGCGCTTCGGCCCGTTTAATCTTGACCCATGCGCCACACCAAGTACTAACAAGTGCCTTAAATATTTTACAGAAACTGATGACGGCCTTTCACAAAGCTGGCAAGGTCACACCTCCTTTGTTAATCCCCCCTACGGGAGAGGAATTGATAAGTGGATTAAAAAGGCGTATGAAGAATCGCGCGATCCAGATACACGCGTGGTGATGCTTATTCCTGCACGCACCGACACTAGATATTGGCACGATTTTGTAATGAAAGCAGATCAGGTGTATTTCGTTAAAGGCAGATTAAAGTTTGGAGGCCTGGACACAGGCGCTCCTTTCCCGTCGGCAGTTATTGTTTTTGAAGGGGATAATCTCCGACAAATTTTTGGAGCTATGAATAGATAAGGAGAACCAATGGCCACAGAAGAATTATTAAATGCAGCTATACTGCAATTGCGCGCCCACGCATTAGAAACCTATGGGATTATTAAAGATCTGGCTGCAGCACGTGCCGAAGAGGGTACTGCCAAGGTAGCGGAAGTACACGCGTCCACCAAAGCCGCATTAGAGGAAGAATGAATCGAACCACGCGCCGGCGGCTAGAAAAAACAATGGGAAAGCAACACGCTGATAATTTAGCCGACAAAATTTTCCAGTTTAACAAGTTGCCGGGCTCATGTAGTGCGTGCGAAAAAGAGTTTGACAAGGCCGACAAGACCATGGTACAATCATGGAAAGTGGTCGTTAGACAAGAAACAGTCAGAATTTTTTGTCCTGACTGTATTAATAAAACACAGGAGGCCATCGATGAATGTCCACAGATTATCGAAAGTAGCACTACAGAAAATTCTTAGCGGTAAAGTTACTGAGCCAGTAACATGTATTGTTAAGTTTTATTCTAATACGTGTCCATTGTGTAAAAATCTTAAGTCTGAGTTTGAAGAAATAGCTGAAGACTATGAAGATTTGCACTTTTTTGCTTTTAACATAGATGATTACCCCAAAGTAGAAAAGGTGTTAAGTTTTAATGGAGTACCTACCATATCTTTAATGAAGGTGGGGCGCCGTAACCCGAAGATTAGAATTTTAGCTGACCCAGACCCACCACATGATGATACATGGTATCATCGGGAAGACATAAAACAATTTATCGACAAGGAGAAGGGATAAATGACGAAAACCCCAGCACTATCTTATGATGATATATTGTTGCTTCCACAATATTCAGACATCCGGTCGCGATCAGAAATCGATATTGGTGCTTCTCTTGGAAAAGACGTGAACTTATCACTTCCGATCTTATCCTCTCCGATGGATACGATATCGGAAGGTGAAATGGCGCACGTTATGCATGCCATGGGAGGCTCGGCGGTTATCCATAGATATAATACAATCGAGCAACAAGCCCATCTTATAGCAGGAGCACAAGACTCTATCCCAGGTGCAGCCGTTGGTGTGAAAGGCGATTATTTAGAACGTGCTAGTGCAGCTTTTGAATCCGGTGCATCGTTTATATGTGTTGATGTGGCACATGGTCACCACATCCTAATGAAAGAAGCACTCTGTGAGTTGCGTCAACTTGTGGGAGACAACTATCACATCATGGCCGGCAATATAGCGACGCTAGAGGGGGTAAATGATTTATCCGACTGGGGCGCGGACTCAGTACGATGTAATATAGGTGGGGGATCAATATGTTCCACGCGCATTCAAACAGGCCATGGTGTGCCCGGGTTGCAAACCATTGCGGAGTGTGCACAAACAGATCGAGATGTTAAAATTATTGCCGACGGAGGAATCAGAAACTCGGGCGATATTGTAAAGGCTTTGGCCCTAGGCGCCGACGCAGTAATGATTGGATCACTCTTGGCCGGCACAGCGGAATCGCCGGGAAAGCTGTTGGAAGATGGCGACGGACACAAATGGAAGATCTATCGCGGGATGGCATCCAAGGAGGCACAAATGGACTGGAAGGGAAAGTATTCTTCTTTTGAAGGTGTCTCTTCGCGCGTTCCGTTTAAGGGTTCGGCTGCCGATATTCTAGAAGATTTAGAAAGAGGAATCCGCTCTGGCCTCTCCTATTCGGGAGCACGCACCGTCCCCGAATTCCAATCCAAATCACAGTTCATGGTTCAAACCTCGGCAGGTTTAGCTGAAAGTCGCACCCACATTTACAGCAGGAAATGGACCTAATGGGAAAAGATGAGACGGCCGAGAGCATAGAGTACGGAGCAAATAATAAACGCATTGTCTTTACGGACAATGATCATCGCCACGCTAAATTATTAATTCGATTGCGTCACGACGGACTGCAACAAGCACAATTTTTTCGTCACCTCATCACCGGCTACATCGATGGAGACGAGCGAATCCAAGACTTCGTAGACTCCATTAAACCCCAGTCGCAGGTAAAAAAAGTAAAAAGCAAAAAGGCGCGCCAGCAAGGTTTAACGGCACAGCGAGAGCTAGGCTTAGATGAACAACAAGTAGATAATATTTTTGATTTAATTGCCAGGGAGCACCCTGAGTTATGAAGGATGGTTTGTGGGAGTGTTCGCGTAAATGCATCCGCTCAAAGCGCGGCTGCACTCAAGAGGGGTGTCGTTATTGGATTAACTATAAGCCAGAATATAATTGCACTTTGGTGGCGATTTATGAGAATGGGAAAATGACTTTGCGGCAAGTGGCAGATAGGATTGGCTTATCATTTGCGAGAATTAAACAAATAGAAACAGCAGCGCTTAAAAAGCTCAAAAAGAACCCAATTACATCATCTTTGCTTTTTTGAGGTATTTAACAATAATGCTTACTATTTACCTGTGAGTTTTTTACACATTTTGAGGAGAACTATAATGGCTCGTAAGACTTTACTAACTGAGGGCGAGATTCGCCAATTTATGAAACTGGCTAAGATTCCGGCCCTAGGAGCCGATAAAATTCGGCACTTTACTACCGTAGAGGAAGGATTGGGTACCATGATAGGGGATACAGTCAAGGGTGTCGGCGGCTTAGCCGGCGGCCTTGTGGGTGACCGCGACGAACTTGAGGGCGAAGAAGTTGCGGTTGATGAGCTTCCCGGCGGCGAAGAAGAAGTGGGTATCGAAGATGAAGTTGAAGTTGAAGGCGGCGAAGGTGCCGAAGAACTGGTTATGGATCTCCTCGGTCGTATTGAAGAGTGGGCTGAAGAAAACGGCGTCTCCATGGATGTGGAGGGCGACGACGTAGAAGGCATAGAAGGCGAAGAAGAATTAGCAGGAGTTGAAGATGAGGTCGCTGTCGATGATATGGGCGGTGAAGAAGTGGCCTTCGGCGGAGAAGAAGAGGAAGAAGTGGAAGTAGCACCGATGATGGAAAAGAAGAATAAATCCCGGCTTAGCGAAGATAGCGGCGCCGAGGAAGGACATCACTACGACGACAATAGAATGAGTGACGACGATCACATCAAGGCCATCGAGCATCACTTGGAGGCCCTGAAGCACGACAGAGATTATGATGAAGATCACGAAAGTCTTGAAGAGGGTGAAGCCGCAATTGTCGCGGAAGTAGCACGCCGTGTGGCGCGCCGACTTGCAGGAGAGCAGAAGAACGAAGCTCTTTCCGACAAGCTGGCCGAGAGGATTCTTAAGCGTTTAACATCAGCGAAATAATTTGACAATTACTTTCCAATCAGTTATAATAAAGATAGCCACTAATTAGAATTAGGTGGCTATTTTCTTGTGAGGCGTTATGGGACCGTGGTGGCTCTACTTATTGATATTTGCGTTTGGGTATCTTACCTGTAGGGTATTTTATTTTTTCAGATCCGCCCGCGTAAGTCTCTCGTTGATAAAGGCAGCTCATATTATTTACCTCTCTTCCCTAATCAAAGCCCTGGAACACCTGCTCCATTCACGTGAAATAATGTTGGAGTATCTCTTAAAAAGCGAAAAAAACAGCACTTACATTAGCTCTTTTGAGGTGCGCTTTAACGAAGACGTAAAGATACTAAAAAAACGCTCCGTTCAAACTCTCATTGAATGTCATCCCCTATTTTTTCGCCACATGGTAGAATTCGACGATTGGGATAGCGCAATGCACCACCTCCAGGAAAATAAAAAGGTGGCTTTACAATTTTGGAACAAACAATGATTAATAAACTGAGGGAAATGGTAAAGGGCATCCTCGCCGAAGAAGAACCACAAATAGTGGTAATCGATCCGAGTATGGCCACACCTGCCGCGCCGCCGGCGCCCGATATGCGAATTGTGGGCCTCTTTACGGAAATAAGTGACGAGAAAGCGGCAGAGATTACTCACGCTCTTTTGTATTTAAATGAGCTAAACCGTATAGACGGCCCAGAAAAGAAAAAACCCATTGAATTTTACTTGTCAACGTATGGGGGGAACGCCGATGATATGTTTGCCCTATATGATGTGATGAAAGGCATCGAAAAGGAAAGCGAAATTCATACCATCGGGGTAGGCAAGGTAATGTCAGCCGGCGTTTTACTGCTTGCGGCAGGTACCAAGGGTAAGCGCCGCATTGCTAAAAACTGTCGAGTCATGTTACATTCGGTGGTAGCCGGCAGTCACGGATCAATCCATAATTTAATTAATGAAATGGAGGCGGTCGAAAAGCTTCAAAAAATGTATAACAATGCACTTGTAGAAGAAACCAAGATGACAAAAAAGGATCTTAAAAATATGCTGGAACGTAAAGTAAACGTCTATTTATCAGCAGAAGAAGCTGTTGAATTAGGTATAGCTGATATAATTGTATGAGGGTTATAAATGTTTGATCTGCAAGATATTCTAAAAGAAGAATATAGAAAGAAAGAAAGCGCCATTAGTTTCCCCCAACTTTTACAGATGATTGAGGAAGTTTTAGAAATTAATTTAAGCGAGGAAGTAGCTGCCCCCGAGGGCTTTAGCTTTGAACCCCAAGAAATGATTATGCGCATGATTCCTGATGTAGCTGTATCGGAAATCGGCTGGTCAGACGTACGCACAACAGACGAGGGTGACGCTGTTAGCGGTCCTCAACGACAGTTGTTGATTCAGTTTTTAGACAACATTGCCGGCGAAACTTTTGAGGCGAAGATTAAGTCTCTTGCTGATTTTTACGAGAAAGGCGCTGAGACATACGAAGAAACGACAGGCAACCGCGGAGAGTTGCTAGCCAAAACTATTTCTTATTTGGTATTTTATAAAACGCTTACTAAAGTTATCACCAATTTTAACGCCTCATCTGCCGGATTTAGCTTTGAGTCCTTCTTGGGCGCGCTCGTTAACGGCGAGCAAATCGAAGCTAACACAGGAACAATTGCTGACTATCTAGACAAGGCTACCGGCAGTCCGATCCCCGTCAGCCTGAAGCTCTACCGCGAAAAGCAACTAGAGGTGGGAGGGAGTTACACCGATTTAGTTAATGATTTGGTACGCCCTCAGTATAGCCACCCTCTAGGTAATGCCATGCGCTACGTTGTATGCACTAAAGATCTTGAAGGCGCCGGTTTAGAACAACAAGGCGCCATTCGGTTCTTCCAATTTGATTTTACGTTGGATAACGTAATGGATATTTTAGCAGAAAGTAAGGATATTTCCCGTAAATGTATCTTGCTTCCTCGTCAAATCGTCAGCGCCCTCCAGGCAGGCGCGCAGCGTGTAGACATTAATCAAAGCTTACCCTCTAAGCAAAATTTACCAAGCGCCGAAGAGATGGAGCCACAGTTTATAGATTTCCTTACTCGCCACATTAATGCCCACTTGGAGGCAAGTCCGGAGTCCCCCCTCCAGTTTTTGAGGGATGATGCACTTAAAGGTTTGGTGAACGGAATCAAATGGGCAAAAAACGACGACCTCTTCGCAGACGCCGATCCGCGATACTTTGGCGGAGTCAAGAAAGGAATTGTTCGCGGAGTATCGGCAATGCCCAATCGAGAAAAAGTAAAGCCATGGGTAGCCCACAATTATGGCGACAGACTCTCTGGTCGGGGACTCCAATGGCTCAGCGCACTTATTGTAAAAGCCAATGATGAGTTGCGCGCCCAGCATGCCTCAACGCGCAAAGCCGACGAACGGCGACTTGAAATTGCACGCATGGTTCAAGACGGAGAATTTTTATCTGCCGAAGAGTCGGCCGCAGTCTATAAGGGTTTGGGTAGCGCGCAACAGAAAACAGCCCTTCTCAATTCATATGGGTACTTAACCACCGGTCACTTTTCATTAAATCAAACGCGTGCCTTAAATCCGGGCGAACCAACCAACACCCTCGCGCTAGGAGAAATTAAGGTAGGAACGGCTTACGTGTCCGAAGCTATCGGTCGCGTACAAGAAATTTTGAATGAGCAAGTATATGAAATCTTCCAATCGCTCAAAACCCTCAGCGATAGCATTAATGCTTACTTTGCTGGAGGTCTTAAGAATGATTCTGAAGCCGGCTCGGCAATTAGTAATGCTGAAAATATTGTATCGCGCACGGAAGATATCCGAGAGAAATAACTTGACACCCACACTATATCATATTATAATAGAAGTATCCCCGAGGTTTTAATGAGCAGAGCATATGATGACAACCAAACTCTTCAACAAAAAATCATTAATGGAGCAAATAAATTAGCCGACAATGTGGCTTCGACTTTAGGCCCTCGCGGCCGAAATGTACTCCTTCAAGAAAAAGGACACTCTCCTTTTATTACTAAGGATGGTGTTACTGTGGCAGCGTTTGTTGCCTGTGATGATCCATTTGAAAACGCGGCAGCTCAAATTATTAAGCAAGCCGCCGTGGAGACTAATAATGATGCTGGAGACGGCACTACTACGGCCACTGTGCTAGCTCGTGCTATATTACGAGAGTCACAAAGATATATTGCATCCGGTATCTCTCCGGTTGAATTGCAACGAGGAATTAATCTAGCCACCACGGAGATAGTTAATAATCTACATGACATGGCGATTCCCGTTACCCAGATAGAAGATATTGAACATATCGCCGCAATTTCCGCTAACAACGATGCGTCTATTGGTAAACTAATCTCTCTGGCCGTGGACCGCGTAGGACAAGATGGCTCAATCACCATCGAAGAGTCGCGCTCCCTCGAAACTTCCTTAGATGTGACTGAGGGGTTTAGAGTGGATGCAGGATATTGTGCGGGTGCATTTATTACGGATGAGCGCCGCGCCATCATGCGCCATGATGACCCACTTATTCTGGTGACCGATTATCGTATCTCGACCGTCGAAGATATCCTTCCTATTTTAGAAATGGTGGCGCGGGATAACCGCCCCCTTATTATTATAGCCGAAGATATTGAGGGCCAAGCTCTGGCTGCTTTAATTAT